TTAACACACATGATTGGCGGCTTGTCTCAAGCCTCAACCAGTATTCTGCGTCAGTTAATTGATGCTGGTACGCTATCTAATCTGCCAGCAGGTTTTAAGGCCCGTGGTGCGCGGATTCGTGACGAAGATGAACCGTTAAGACCCGGCGAGTTCCGTGATATTGACTCTGCTGGCATGGATATTCGTCAGTCTATTATGACATTGCCGTTTAAAGAGCCTTCAAACACCCTTTATAGCCTCTTAGGAGGGCTTGTGGAGGCTGGTAGGCGTTTTGCGTCTATGGCAGACATGAAAGTAGGCGAAATGGGCGGAGAAACGCCTGTAGGCACGACTATGGCTATCATGGAACGTGGTACAAAGGTCATGTCTGCGATACATAAGCGTCTTCATTACTCACAAAAGCAAGAATTTAAGCTTTTGGCTAACATATTTGCCAGAAACATGGCTCCAATGTACCCATACCCAGTGCCTGGTGCGCCTCCACAAATAAAACAGACTGATTTTGATGACAGAATTGATGTTTTGCCTGTATCTGACCCTAATATCTTTTCTATGTCACAGCGCATTGCCTTGGCACAGACAGAATTGCAGTTAGTTCAGTCTAATCCTGACATACATGGTGGTGAGCAAGGTTTATATCAGGCTTACAGAAAGATGTATGAGGCTTTAGGTGTTACAAACATTGATGCCATACTGCCAATACCTAAACAGCCACAGCCTTCAAACCCTGCAAAAGAAAATCAGGAGGCCATGCGTGGTCAAAGGTTACAGGCATTCCCTGATCAAAATCACCAAGCGCATATTGAGTCACACTTAGCCATGTTAGCTACACCAGTGGCTCAAGCGAATGCAACTATTGTGATGACGCTACAAGGTCATATTCAAGAACACATAGGAATGATGGCTGAGATACAGGCTCAACAAGAAGTAATGAGTCAACTTGATCCAGAGGCTCAACTTGTGTTGCAACAAAACCCACAGATGGCACAACAGTTACAGGTTGAGATAGCGAACAAAGCCGCTGAACTTATTGGTGAGCTAACTGAGCAATTTGCACAGGCTGTGGCTCCTTCTGATAACACTGATCCTTTAGTGGCAATCAGACAACAAGAGCTTTCTCTGCGCGGTGCAGAAATACAGGAACGTGCGCGACAGTTTGAAGAGAGACAACAGCTTGAGCGTGAAAAAGAGCGTAATGACGTTCTTATTAATCAACAACGTATTGATTTGACTGAAGAGGCAAATCAAGAAAAGGTTCGTGTCGCTGAAGAGAGAATACAAACACAGCGCGACATAGCCGCTGCCAATTTACAAAGGAGAAGATAATGTCAAGTTCTGTGTATGAAAAAGTTCGTGCAGTTGAAAAGGCAAAAAAGGTGGAGCGTAGAAATGCCATTGAAAAAAGGAACCAGCCAGTCAACGATCAGCAAGAACATATCGAAGCTGAGGTCAGAAGGGTACCCGCAGAAACAAGCAGTAGCGATAGCCCTGTCATCAGCAAAAAAACCGAAGAAAAAAAGCCAGAAAACAAAAAAAGTGTCCTCAAGAAAAAAGCCAAGAAAAAAAGCTAATGTCAGATAAAAAAGAAAGGGTACACCTATGATACAAAAACTGGTCAATATGGTTTTAAAATGTCTAAAGGTGGCCTTGTTACCCGTGGCGTGGGTGCTGTCTCGCGTGAGCGGCGGTTTAAAATTTATTGAGAATAAACTAAACGCGATTATTGATAAGGACATAGGCAAATGAAGTCTAAGCAAAAAAAATTGCAGAAAGACAGCATTTACTCTGATTACGATGAAGATGGTGATGGCATCGTAAGCGATGAAGAGCTTGCTCATGTTAAGGAAATAAAGAAGACAGAAACTGAATTGCGTAAAAATTTAGCTCAACTACGCATGGCTAGATACACTTTGATTGCAATGGGCGCATTTACAGCCGCAATGTTTTTTGTGCCTATTGAGCGAGTTGAGGCATTATCAGATATAAGTAACTTGTTTTATATTAGTGGAGCAGGCGTGGTTGGGGCCTATATGGGTACGACTGCTTGGATGAATAGAAAGTAACTTGAAAAGGTAAGGGCATGGAAAACATTATAATAGCTGCAATCTTAGCAGCGATGATACACGGTCATATGACTGGTGATAAAGAGACTCCAACTGTATCAGAAAATCCAAATTCTGAATTTGCAACAAAATTCAGAACAGAAAGCACTCCTAACACTGTTCAATGGGTGATAATTACGGATGAATGAAATCCATCACACTGTTGAAACTTTTTTTATCATGGTTATTAGCATGTGGGGTTTTGACGGTAATGATTGGCAATATATTGGTAATCAAATAGCTTTACAGCAACCGATGACTCAAGCTCAGTGTGAATATTTAATAGATGAAGATATGTGGCAAGTTAGTTATGAAAACCACTATTATCGCTTGATGGCGCATTGTTTTCCTGCCGAATGTGCAGAAGAAGGTAAGTGTCAATAATGCCAAAGTTGAATGAAAACACTGAACTAGCAATGCCTATACGCAATTTGATTGCGTTAGTTGGAGCCGCAACTGTTGGCACATGGGCTTATTTTGGTGTGATAGAGCGATTAAATACGATTGAGAACAAACTTATTTTAATGGAAACTGATCTGGCTATGAACACAGAGTTCAGAATCAAGTGGCCGCGTGGAGAGATGGGCAGTTTGCCAGCAGACTCAGAACAGTTTATGATGATCGAACATTTGGCTAGTGAATTAGAAAAGCTGGCGGAGAGCATAGAATCAGGCAACGCACCACATGATCAGCAACAAAAGCTGGTGTTAGAGTTTTACGACAGGCGGTTAACAAAGATTGAGGACAACATAGAAAAGTTGGTGAATCAAGAATGATTGAGATGACTTTTGTTTTGTTATTGATGATAGGCGAGGAGCGAGTTGAGTACACGCCTTACAAGAACTTATCTGAATGCCTAAATATACGCCGTAAGATAAAACGCAACGTAGGACACACTACAGACTTTGACAAAAAGTGGTCATGTAAACAACTTAAAGTCAGATTAGAGGCTGGCGAAATCATGGAGATAATTGAAGAAGAATGATACAGGCACTTCTTGGTCCAATCTCCTCTCTGGCAGGCACATGGTTAGAGGGTAAGGTTGAAGAGAAAAAAGCAGTAGCAGGCGCAAAAGTAGCGAAAGCGAAAGCTGAAGCAGTCATAATGGAGAAGAAAGCCACGGGCGAGATCGACTGGGATCTCAAGATGGCTGATGCTTCTGCACATAGCTGGAAAGACGAGTGGCTAACAATTTTGTTCTCGATTCCGCTCATTTTGAGCTTCTGTGGAGAATGGGGCAGAGAGATTGTATCAAACGGTTTTCAGGCTCTTGAGGCCATGCCGCAATATTATCAATACACGCTTGGAGTTATTGTAAGCGCGTCTTTTGGAACCCGCGCTGCAACTAAGTTTTTTGGGAAAAAATAATGGACGCAATTATACTTGCGGAGTATTTGTTAAAGAACATACGTCAAGACAAAGATGACTACACACAACGTCTTGCGGATGGTGCGATAGAGGATCTTTCCGACTATCGGTTCATAGTGGGTCAAATACGCGGCTTGACTCAATGTGAGGAACATATAAAGACCGCGATGAAAGGCATAGAGCTAGAGGATGGCTAAAAAACTATTCGTCCCCGACAGGTTGGCGGCACAAAAAACTAAATCTAAAATACCAGAGCCAATATCAAAAGGCTTTGATTCCGTAGAAGACAATAAGAAAAATACAGAAGATCCATCTAAGATGGATGTTTCTGCTATTGATAGATTACCTAATCCTGTTGGGTATAGGCTTCTTGTCATTCCATATTACATGAAACAGAAGACCGCTGGCGGCATAATTATTCCAGACGCAGTTCGTGAACGTGAAAGTCATGCAACTGTTGCAGCATATGTCGTTAAAATGGGTCCAGATGCTTATGCAGATGCTAATAAGTTTCCTACTGGACCTTGGTGTGAAGATAGATCATGGGTATTAATGGGCAGATATGCTGGAAATAGGTTTAAAGTGGACGGTTTAGAAGTTCGGCTTATAAATGACGATAATGTCATAGCCACAATACTTGACCCGTCCGATATTTCCTATGTATAGTGCAGACAGGAGCTTGTAATGAATGCAAATGAATTAATGGAAAAAGAGTCTGAGCAGGAATCTGTATCTTTTGAGATAGAAGATGATGCCCCTCAATCTGCACAGGAAACGATTGTAGATCAATCTCCTGTTCAAGCAGAATCTGAAGAAACCAGTACAGTTGTACAGGGTGAAGATGATTCAGAGCTAGAAAACTACAGCGAAAAAGTTCAAAAACGTATTAATCAACTGACTGCCAAACGCAAACAAGCGATTGAAGAGGCAGAGGCTGCTTATGCTTATGCACAACAATTGCAACAGCAAAATGAAGAGATGAAGCAGCGTATGGCTCAGTTAGATCAAGGTTATATAGCTGAGTACGATGGCCGTGTTGAAAGTCAAACAGCCGCAGCAAAAAGAATGTTGCAAGAGGCTTATGATGGCGGTGATATGGAAAAAATGGCTCAAGCGCAGGAGTTAATTTCTTCATTAGCTATTGAAAAAGAGCGACTTCGCATTCAAAAAAATCGTCAAGAGCGGCAAGCTGCACAACCCGTACAACAGCAAGTGCAACAGCCACAACAGCCGCAACAGCCACAAGAGCTTGATCCAAAGCTTAAATCTTGGATGAGCAAAAACTCGTGGTTTGGCACCGATATGTTTATGACTCGTGGTGCTACAGCTATCCACGAACAATTGGTGGTTCAAGAGGGCTTTGATCCATCATCAGATGAATATTATGCGGAGATTGATAGGCGTATGCG